GCCTGGCACGCAAAGATATGACCGTCACCACAGGCTGCTATGAACTCTGCCTGGGTCAGTTCACCACCTGGGTCTTTGTGCTTGAATACCATATCCCCTCTCTATGCTGGTTCTTCTATTCCCCAGACCATACCCGATATGGTGGCATTAGCCGTTACGTCCAGTTCCAACGTCCCGTCAGCGGCAGACAGCAAGATGCCGTCGCCAAGGTCGGGGGAGTTGTGGACGCCAGCGATAGCCAGGAGGGGTGTCTGGGCTATGACGGTGCCAGATGCAGAACTATCCTGGAACTCGATAGCAGTCGCTGCTGAGGCCGACAGGTTCCAGCCAAGGAGGCGTATCCTGCTCCCTGACTGCGGCGTCCAGACAGTCTCCTCAGTGCCTGCCGTGATAGCGTTGGCGTCTATCATCTTGAAGGTGCTGGCTCTGTAGCCTTGCTTCCTGTCTGTCGGCATTAGAACGGCTCCGCAACAGAGTAAGCCAGGTCTTGACGGCCAGAGCCACGGACGTAGATGAGGACACAGGTCACATCGCTGCCATCATCAGAGATGAGTTGAGCAGTCTTGTTGAAGGTGTGGGGGATGCGTCCAGCGTGGCCCAAGGTTATCGGACGGCCTAGAGAGGAGGTGGGGGTGACACTGGGTGCCCAATGGAGGCTGTCGCCAGAGGGACAGACCACGATGATATCGCCAGTGTTCTGAGGGATGGTGGCACCTGCGTCCACCAGGTTCTCTGCGCTAGCCCCTAAAGCTAGGGACTCAGCGTGGATTATCTCGTCTTTGGAAGGAATTACTTCGGCCATTTAGGCACCTCATGTAATTGCCCAATCCTTACCCCAGCCTGCTTGACGGAACCGCTCAGTCTCTTCACTGAGATACTTACGCTGCTCGTCAGGGTCGGAGTGAGGCGGGACATTTATTATCGGGATATTATGGGACTCTAACCAATCTTGAATAGAGCCTGGGTGGTCTTCGTTAGGCCAGTCTCTGGCAGCAAAGATAGACCGGGCCATCTTGGCAATGTGGCGTATATCTTCGCCCCTTCTTGCTGCCGCCAGGATGCCTTCTAGTTCATGGTCTTCATCCACAGCAACAGCTTCGACGGCAATACCAGCAACACTCAAAGCAGCCTCCCATTCCTGGTGGGCCTTTGAGCGTCTGTGCATCGTCATCTGGGCTGCGCTTAGGTCAGTCTTACCGCATGGGCAATCAGTACGAGTCACCACGATATTTCTCCTTCGTTACCACAGCCGAATAGAGCCACTTGAGCCACCAGGGAGGCTGCTTAAAGTAGCCTTCTTTGTGTTCAATGATGGGCATAGTGTTATTGGTCAGGAAGCTAGAAGATTCGCCCTCCCATGGAGCCTTCGGAGGAGAAATCTCTTCTAACTGTCCACGCTCAATCAACACCTTATCTACACGCCTGCGTAATTCGAGCCAACCTTGGGGAGTATACTCCGTGCCAGCCAGGTAGACATTACTGCCTTGAAAGGACACGTTACCGCTACCTATCACCAGACTGTTTAGGACTAACTTCCCTGACTCGAAATGGGGTGCGTCCTTGATGGGACGCACCCCTAAGTACCTTTGCTTAACCAATTAGACGACTAGCAGGACAACTGAACAGCAGAGCAGTAGGGCGTCATCCCCACCGGAGCCTTCAGCAGCCTTGTCTACGTCTACCGCAACCACGTTACCAGGTTTGATTATCCCGGCTCCGTCGAAGGCAGCGGATACGTCAGCACGGTTGATGTCAGAAGCGGCCACAGTCAATGCAGCAGCAGTGATACCGTCCGTGGTAGTCGTGGTGGTCTCGTCGTCCACACCGCTCGATACGTCGATGGTGTAGGTGTCGGAGGTGTCCAGAGCAGTACCAACACCGTTCCACCACAGGTATTGGATGACGTTCCCCACCGTGTTCTGGGGCACCATGAAGGTGTAGCCGCCTGCTTCGTTAGCAGCGGCCAAGAGAACGCCAGTGAAGTCGCCGTACTGGGAGTAAGCCGCTGTGCCGTCAGTCATGGGACTGAGGTTCACGGTTACCTCGTAAGGGGCTTTTATCTCAAAGGTCACCCTGGAAGTGTCGATGCAGAACCCGACCACCTGCATGAGGTTCTCTGCGCCCGTAGGACGGGTAGCAGTGATTTCACCTGCGGTTGCGGATAGGTACATCGTATTACCCTGCGTGTAAGGGGCGTCCGTGTCACGGATGATGCCGCTACGGCAGAGTACGCCTACATCGCCAGAAGCGTAGCTGTTGACAGCCACAGCCTCCGCGTATTTCGTGTTGTCGTCTGCGTCTGCGAGTTCCCAGTCGGTGCCGTCGAAGTACAACATGTCTCCGGCGGTGACGGCTGTAGAACCGATAGTCGCAGCAAACTTGTCAGTTGCTTGCTCAACGTGTGCGTCAGCCATTATTAATTACCTCATCATCAGATTACGAAACTATACTCAACGAGGTTGGTTATTCGTTGTTAGGCTGCGGAGTCGATTCCAGCCAAGGCCGCACAGGACTTAGCAGAGTAGACTACCGCGTTCAGGTAGACAGCCATCCGGTAGACATCTTCGTTCTTGTCGAACTTGGTGCCCAAGCGTTGGATGTCAGGGTCGAGAACCGTACCGTTGTGGATGACAGTCCATCCCTGCTTCTCCTGGCCTGTCTTGCAGGCATAGATGGTAGTAGCAGTGGAAGAACCCCAGCCAGCGGCGTTCTCGTATTGTTCAGCGTTAGAGATGTAGTCGTTGATGACAACAGGGATGCCATTGTAGACGACATATTGGTGACCAAACATATCAGCCGAAGTCAGAACCACACCAGAGCCAGTAGCCCTAGCGAGAGAAGTCATCTTACGGCGCATGGTCTTGTTCATCATCAGGAAGTCCGGCTTACCGTTCTCCACCAGGTCAATCATGGCGTCCAGGCGGTCAAGGGTGAGTTCGGTCTCTGCCCCGGCAATGGTCGAAGGCTGTGAGCCGTCATCCATCATGAGGAGGCGAGAGTCACTGATAAGCAGAGAGGTCAGACCTTCCGGCTCAGTCGAAGTGGAGCCAGAGTTGCCATTCAGCAGGAGAGATTCCAGCTTTCGGACGATGGACTTCGCCATCTTGGAAAGGAGGACAGCTTCCTGGGACTGCACGTTGTCGGCAGTCTGCATGGCAAAGCGGTCAAGGGGGTGCTGGACACCGACAGTCGTCAGTGACACGGTTTTCTTCGTGTAAGACGGTTCGGTGTCAGACCAGACATCTCCTACTTGATGAGTAGCAGCGGCTCCCAGTGTATTCTCCCGGTTGTAGACCAGGGAGTTCCCACTGAAACTGCTGAACTGTAGGAATGGGGCCAACTCAGATGCGGTGATGATGTTATCGAAAACACCAGCCGTGACATCGTCGTTAGCCAACTTTTGATATTCAGAAAGTGTTGGCATTTTATTTCCTTATAGGTTACGTCTTCGTAGCCCCCGTTCAATGAGGGCTGAACCACGGAGTTCTTCATTCCCGCCTGCAATAGCCGCACCTGTGTCCAGGTCAGCGACACCTGCTTTCTCCAGGGCTTTCTTCCCAGCGTTCTTTGCTTCATCAGCAAGTTGTTGACGCTCGACTGTCGCCCTGCGGCGTTCTTCTTGGGCAACCATCTTGGCGGCTTCTATCTGGATATTGATAATATCCTCAAAGTCACCTCTGGTAGCTTTAGAACCTTCTGCCCAAGCTGCCTGCCAATCGCTCTGGAGCCTTTGTGCATCATCCTCACTGATGAGGATATTGTCACTCTCGTCCTGAACGGTGGACATGAGACGGGTCTGCTCTTTTTCGTACCGGGAATTCCAGTCCCGCGTAGCCTGTCCTTGAGCCAACTCCTGATTCACCCGTGATATCTGAGTCTGCGCCTCATCCGACATATCCATCTTACGGTCATCCATGTAAAGAGTGAATACCTTCTGAAGTGCGCCCACACTATCCCGAATACCAGAGAGTTCCGCATCCCTGTCCGTATCTCTACGGCGTTGACCACCCCTGGAACGCAGGTCATTCGTTAACTTCTCGACCTGAGCTTCCAGTTCGGCTGTTTTTGCCTTGTAGTCTATTTCAGTTGTTTCATCAGTAGTCTCTCCCGCCACTTCTTGTGCTGGCTGGGTCTCTACTTCGGGTTCGTCCGGCGATGGTGTTGTTACCATGCGATGCTCCTCATGTATTTAATAGGAGTAATCACTGCGGAAAGTGTAACCCTTTCCGTAAATTCCTGTCAATTTAAGGTGTAGCTCCTACACCACTGCGTTCCATGTAGTCAGTTATCCAACGTGCTTCTTCAGACGTACCTGTGCCGTAGTATTTCCAAACGTATTTTTTTACTTCAGGTTCGTCTTCGCGGATTTGTCGTTTTAGTAGGTTTATCTGGCCGGTGACCCAGTTGTAGATATCTTTCCGATTATCCTTAATAGTTGCCATCTGCGTGTCTTCTTCATCAAACATCACAGTCATCCAGTCCTTACGTTCTCTCTCAGTAAGGCTCTTACCTTCCCGATAAATCCTGCCTTCTAACGCGGATACATCAAAGAACTCTATCCCAGAATCTGACCAGATTTGAGTGGTGCCCTGGCTATGTTCTTCAGGAAAGTTAATAGCATCGTCAGCCTTGCCCCAATACTTGTCGCCTAATAGTTCTTTTGCGTACTTAAACTCTTGAGTTTCGGGGGTCGGGGAACTGAGACCTGTATTCTTATCGACGTAAGCCTGGAAAGATTCATCTTGTTTCTGTAGCCATACCTGCAATTCTTGCCAGAGTTCATCTCTCATAGGTTCCTGACTTTCAGCCTTAGTTATAGGGTGAGTGACTGTTTGAATCTCTTCCATCTTAGCGTAGTAAATATCCAACGGACTATCCATCTCGTCTTTGTCGTAATCGTAGGTTATCTTACGCTCAACCATCAACTTGAACATATTCAATTGGTAATCTTCTTTCCAGTCCTCAACACCAAGCGTGCCATCCAGCATTGCAGCATCAGAAGTTTCCTGTACTTGTACCATCCCGGCTTCTCTGTCCCAAGCTTCAACACGCTTTATCGCCCAATCAGGAGCGTTACGTTCTTTAGCTAAAGCACGAGTCAATTCTTCTTCTTTGGCAAAAGTATTAGGATAAAGATATTTGAATAGTGCTTGTTCAGCAGGCTGTAAGTCACCAAACTCCACTATCTCTTCAGGGAGGTCAAACTCCAGAGCCTCCCCTTCCCATTCAACTGTAATCGTTTCACCAAGGCTGATATTATTTTCTTTGACGAAGTGCTGTAATTGTTCTGCTCTGACACCCTTGTTGTCACTCATACCATCGTATTCAGTCCACTCACTTGTCCTCATACCCAGAGCAGAAGCAGCGACAGTGGGCCATTTCTCACCGTCTATTACCCCTTGCAGCATGAAAGGCAGCGCACCTTTGCCCTGAACTTTAATGAAGTCTGTCCAACTGTCGATGCGCTCGAACGGGTCTAGGTCAAACTCGCCACCAGTTTTTGCTGCTGCCAATTCACCGACTTGCAACACCGCTTGCGTTCCGATTGCACCACGGCCAGCAACGAACTGAAGAAGCGGGTTATCCCGTCGAGAGAAGATTTCACTCTTCGTTGGAAGCTCTCCGGTAGTCGCAATCCGATAAGAACCTACAGCCGAAGCAGACACTAACTGAGCGATTGAGCGTATCTGACCAC